CTTCAGCTTGAGCAATTTTTGCGGGACCTACGGAATCAACTGCTTCTTGAAGATCAGAAACCATATAGTCACGGCGGAATTTTTGTATGCGATTGCCAAGTCTAGCACGGCCAGCGAACTTGTCAGTGAATGCTGTTACATCAGCACCTTCTGAGATACCAGCAGTGCTGGGGGCAGAAAGGCTGTCAACAGTCCATTCAACATTAGTTGCAGTAGCACGTTCTTTATTAGCAGACGAAAGGATAGGAGTTTCTTCAGGTGCAAGGATAGTCAAGACATCAGTCAAGTCCTCACGATTAGAAACACCCGACCCTTGATTTGTAGTATCGAATGTATTTGAGAATGCCATTTTATTAAATGTTTATTGTTAATGAGTTAGTTAGTTAACGGCGTGAAGCCATTTGTAGTTTTCTAAGTGCAGCGAAATCACGGGCGTTACCCGATTGTTTGAATTGACTTTGCAATTCCTGGATTGCCTTTGCTGTTCTTGACTGGGACTTTTCTGATTTAGCCGAACCACTTGGTCCAGTTTTTGGAGGATTCATAGTTACACCTGATTTACCCTGAGGTATTTCCTTTCGCCCGTATATGCTGTTAGCAGCGTGAGCAAAGAAATAATCAAGTTGACCTGATATCTCAGGGGCTTCCTTATTCACAATATCCTTTAGTTTTTTAAACCTGGGATCATTTATTGTGGATTCGTATTGCCTCCTTGTATCATTGTCATCACCACTTAACCAAGATAACTCATCCTTAGCCCGTTTATCAAATGCCTTCTCAAGTTCAGCTCCCTTTATTCGGGACTCAACCTTACGAAGTTGATCAGGTAAAAATGTTTTACTTGCTTTCCTGGCCTGCAGGAGGGACCGTCTAACATCAGCTTTAGTTAATTCCTTGCCGTTTAATTCTGTTATTACATCATCAGCGGCATAGCCATCACTCTCAAATAATAAATCCTCAGCCCATTCAATAATGTTATCAACCTCAGAGGACTTAGTCTGTAACTCTTCGATTGTGTTTAATTCTTGAAAAGGGTTGTTTTGTATTTCCTTTTTGGTTTTTAATGGATTGTTTTTTTCCTTGAGCTGGGCTTCTAATTCTACTAATCGCTCCTCTGCTGCTTTGCGTTTTGCTGTCAAAGCACCAAATCTTGCGACAGCTTTACTGCCTAGTTTTTCGGATAACTCCTGTAACTCCTCCTCGGACATAGTGTCCAAGTCAATCTGTGAAAGAACATCCTCGGAATCTTCATTTACCTCAGTACTTTCCTCTTCGGCACTTTGAGTCTCCTCAGTTACCTCTTCGGTAGTTTCTTCGGTTGATGTATCTTCAACTGGCTCTGACTCTTCCTCGGCCTTTGGCTCGGAGTTCATCTCACCCAGTCTTCGATTTGCGAAGTCCGTTACGGATATATTACTATTTTCCACTGGTTTTGTGTCTGCCCCAGAGATTGCAGTTGTGTTTTCGTCTGTCATATTAGCCACTCATTTACGCCGAGAGATTGCGATGTTTGGATTATATCACGATGGGTTACATCCTGTCACTATAGGATGCTTTTAGTTTTTCCCAATCGCACATTTGTAGTATCTGATCGTATGTAATTATACGGCCTGAAATTTGTTGCATCTTTTCAGATGGTGCCTCGTGAAGCTCCGAAATAGTTTCCTCCCTGAGGGAGTGAATTAAATTTATAAACCTAGCAAACGCCTCATAACTTTGAAGCGATTTTATATCATCCTGAATATTTTTCATTACTTGGCTGGTGTTATAGCCAAGGAGTACATATTAGTTGATTCTCTTCGTCTATCAGCGTGAGGCACTCCTGGTCTTAAGAAAATGTTCATTATATCGTCAGATAATTCAACGGGAGTTTTATTTGATGCAAATGATTCCCTTAGTTTTTTTGCGTTACCTGCTCCCAAAACATTTTGTTTGTTCCCATATATATTCTCATAGGTATATCTTACCTGGGAGTCAACACCGTCGGTCAAGTTATTTTCCTTAAGAAACTTTTTGTAATACGGCTTATGAAAATCGAATTGAAATAATCCGTAACCATTGCCACCTCTTTGCTTTTGTCGGAAGTCAAATGTACCCCCAGTCTCTACATCAATATTGCCAAGCATAGCTGATATTAAGGGAGCATTTCCTCCGAAGTACTTTACCAATGTAGAGCCAACGTGCCTCATATTTAGGTCCCTCTTCTCCCTTTCATTCAACTGCTGAGTGCGAAAATTTACAAAGTCAGTAGCTGTCTGATTACGTGTTTCCCTCATCAAGGAACTATTCATTGGTAATAACATTGGTAATAAGCAAATAAGTACGATACTACATACTTTGAGTTTGTATTTCTCCCATTTGTGCAGGGGCTGTTCCGATTCTACCGATTTGTGCATTCTGTGCTTGTTGCATCTGGAATGTATATTGTCCAGTATATTTTTGCAAGCGAGCTGCGAACGCTTCATCAGTAGCTGCTCGTTGAGCAATATCTGGTTGCTGAGTGTATTGCTGTATAACTTGAATAGCAATCTGTGCTCCCGCTGGTCTAGCTGGTACTTCGATACCAGCAAAGATTTTAGCTAAGTCATCAGTAACTTGTTTTACAACTTCTTCTTGAGCACTTTCAACTGGCTGTAGAACTGCGTCAGCCATAACTGGATCGACCGCACTAGCAGCAATATCTAGGAAGTTATCCATACTCATACGATTATTTGTATTGAACTGAGTAAGTTCGGCGAACTGTTTTAGTTTAGCCTGTACATTATCGGGATCAGTATTAAGAACATCGAAGTTAATTAATATATCAAAGTTCTCATCAGGGTTACCCTTGTTAAATATTTGTGGATCAGGAATACCAGTAACTCGGAAGAACACTTCATCTGGTCCGAATCTTTGGAAGCACTTGAATGACATCCTAAGAACCTCAGCCGTGTGACTAAGGAACTTGTCAACAAGGAACTGCTGACGGACCGTGCTCATCTTTGACTTCTCATCCAGTCCTACTAGCTTATCAGCTAGTTCTGTAAGAGTAGTCTCCATCTCAAGTGAACCCTCGTTGTAAGATGGGGTTGGAGCAAAGTCCAGGTCACCCTTACGTCGATACGGAATCATTCTACCTGGACCCCAGTCCGTAGGAGCCTGTCCTACTGGGTGAAGTATAGGGGGTAGGGTAGCGAGACTGTTCCTATCAATCCTGGAATCCTTTTCTACCTTTACCTGATTCTGTATACCACGAAGAATATCGGGTATAGTCTGAGTATCGTAAAGTCTTTTTGTATCCTCGGCTAGTCGAGTTACTACTACTGGGTAGTCCTCATAACCATTCATTAGTTCAAACTTTGCATAGCCAGGAGCCATTTCATTTCCGCTGAACTCCTTATGAAATACTGTGCAGTAAATGCCCTCGGAACCATCTTCTTCATCAATAAGCCTTTGGTACCCGTATACTATTTCAATAAGCTCATCGGCTTCATAGGCGTTGTCGGTTAGGCTTATACTTCTTCTACCCTCTTGCTCTCTTTCTATGCTATCAATATTTACACCTCTGTATTTTGATACCACATAGTCCACGAAGTCCTCGTCCCAGCCATCAGTGCTTACTTTTGTCTGAAGCTCTTGAGGTGTGTAGTAAGTTTTCCAGAAACAATAAGGTGCTCTTTGTGGGTCAGTGACATATGGTGGGAAGAAGAAATCGCCGTCAGGTGCTAGTGTTTTAACTTCGGGAGAATTTACTTGCCGTCTAATGACTGGAAGTTCAGTAACCCCGTTCTTTCTTAATTCTTTTAATGCTTTCTTGGCTCTTTTCTCAGTTACCCCATCGAAAGTGTTTTGAAGCAGGAGTGTTAATTCCTCATCGGAATCCCCTGACTGTATTGCCATAGCGGCCTCAGGACTTATTTCTGCAACTTGATTTATGTCAATAAGCTGTTTGAAGGTTCTGTCCTCCCTGTGCCAGCCAACATATGTAATAAGTATACCTCTCTCCAGCATATAGTTAGCACCTAGTTCCATCTCCCTATAGAAGCGAGGTATGTATCCTGAACTAACCATCCATTTTAAAAACCCTGATACTAGTTTGCTTCTAGCTATGTCTCCGCTTTCAACTGGAAATGCTCTTACATTCGCCCGACGAAGTGAGGACATAAATAAAGCTACTAGCCTGGTAATACGCTCATCAATAAGATGGCACTCAATATCCGAGGCCCCTTCCCACGGGAAAGCATCAGCTCCGTGTTTTCTGTGATCTCTGGACTTGCCTGGCCAGAAATTACGCCGATCATCGTAGGATGTTCTACATAGATCAAAGTACGCCTCCAGCTCAGTTACTGTAAGATTATATGCTTGGTTTAATGCTTTAATGTCGGGTTCGTCCGACAGGTATGTTAAAGCCTCTGAAGTATTATCACTTATCATTAATTCGTTCTCTTATGGATTCCAACAGTCTAGCCCATTGTGTTTTAGAAAATCCTATTTTATCATACAGGTCCTCAGCTGTCATAGGAACTTTAGTCTCGTGCTTAACAAATCTCTTCAATATCTCAAATGACGCAAGTCTATCTGAGTTTTCCCTGCACCATTTGTGGTCCAAGGTGAAGTCCCTTTTGTTATTTTTTGACATATCGGTAGCTTATACCTCGGTCATCTTCAATGCCTTCAAAGTTAATCATCTTGCCAACAAGTGAACCCCTAAGCCTCCTGGGTATCATTACTGGAATCTTTTTACCTATATCTTTGTTGTAAACAAAGTTGTACCTAGTATTCGGGCATACTGAGATTACCTTACCCACAAAGTTCTTTGGTATTATCTCATCAATAAATAATCCATCCTCTATGATGCTTTGTCCCTCTTCTGATATCCAAGTATTTCTTCCTTTTCCAGTAATAAAATCCTCAGGTATCTTTTCTTTGACAATCTTTATTGCTTCATCAAATGGGACCTCGTAATTCTCAGCTAAATATATTAGTTTTATTTTTGGCATTAGTAACCTCCTTTATCTCGCATTGTTGTTTCCATACTATTCTCCATAAAGTAGTCAGGACCCATACCAGCATTTGACATTCGTAAATATCTTAACGCATCAAAGAAATCCTTCAAGGCTTCATCTGATTTACCCATTGAGTTATAGCTTATTATTGATTCAATTAAATTACCGCAATCCTTGTGAACATAACAGCGAGGTTGGTTAGCTTCGTCAATTTCGTAGTCAGGATTATAGAAGAACCACTCGTCAAGAGCTGTAGCACCAACCGCCTCAGTCTGACCATCTGATGGTATAAAGCTCATACCG